CTCGCCAACACTGACTTATTACGAGGCAGACGGCGAGCTGCTTCGCCTGCCACGCGGGTACATTCGCCGGCTGCTGCAATTATGCGAAGAACAAGGAATCAAGCACGTAACCATCGACCGCCGCTTACGGCTGCCAAAAGTAGCTTTCCGATCCACAATCCAATTACGCGACTATCAAGGCGGAGCGGTGGATCAAATGATTAAACGAGTGCAAGGCGGCGTTGTCGCGCCGTGCGGGGCTGGCAAAACGGTAATGATGCTGGAGGCCATAGCGCGAATCGGTCAACCTACGTTATGGATTACCCATACGCAGGATTTGGCGCAGCAGGCCGTTGATTGCGCGGTCCGCGTGCTGGACATCGAAGAGGCGGAGATCGGGCGGATCGGCGGCGGCAAAAAGACGATCGGCAGCCGCTTAACGGTCGCTTTGATCCAATCATTAAAACGGATGGACTTACAGGAGCTCGGGCAGCTATTCGGCGCTATCTTCATCGACGAAGCGCACCATCTGGCCGCCGATTCATTTTATCGTGTCGTTAGTCAGTTTCCAGCCGTTTACCGCTTTTGGGTGAGCGCAACGCCGGACCGTGAGGATGGATTAGGCGGCGTGGTGACGGCGACGGGCGGTCCTGTGTTGTACGAGATCGGCCAAACGGATGTGCCGGTCGTTATTCCGCAGCTCGAAGTCATCCAGACGAAATTCAGCAGCAATAAGCAGGATTACACGAAAATTATCGACGACTTGATGAACAACGCCGAGCGGAATCACCTTCTCATCCAAACCATCGTCCAGGCAATGACGCCGGACAGCTACGGCCTTGTACTATCGGACCGAATCGAGCATTTGAAGCTGCTGCAAGACGGCATCCGCGCCGCACTGCCGCAGCTTAAGGTCGAAATGCTGACAGGCAAGATGAAGAAGAAAGAACGGGAAGAGGTGCTGCGCCGCAGCCGGAACAAAGAGGTCCATATTTTGCTCGCAACGCAGCTCGCCCGCGAAGGGCTGGACATAACCCATCTTAACCGTTTGTTCCTGACGATGCCGAAGCGCGCACAAGGAGCTGTCCAACAGGAAGTGGGGCGTATCATGCGTCCAGCAGATGGAAAGTCCGATGCGATCGTTTACGACTTCTGGGACAGTCGGAATCCAATTATCAAACAACAATTTTGGAAGCGCCGGGAGGTTTACCGCAAGCTCGGAATCGTGGAGAAAAGGCAGACAAAAATCCAATAGGAGGCAGACAAAGTACAGACAAAATTTCGCTGCATACCCTCAAAAACGTCCAAAAATCGTTATGTCTATGACGCGTTCAATTTTAGTCGACTAAAGTGAGAAGCCCTTTTTGGGGGTCAAAAATCGCAATTTTGTCTGTTTTGTCTGTACTTTTGTCTGTACTTTTTAAATTTTGTCTGGCTGAAAACCCTTGATATATCTATGTTTTTTATACTTTACAGACAAATAGACAAAATAGACAAAAATTCTAGGTAAATCCCTATAGGCGATTTACTCTCTATAGGGAAATTACCTAAAAAAACTGTCTGGTTTTGTCTTTTGTCTGTAGCCATAAAAAGGAGCGAATTTGAATGAGTATTTACGTTGGAATCGACCCGAGTTCGAAGACGGGAATCGTGATCATAAATGGCAATGGGGTAACGCTGCAAGAAGAGGAGATTACAAGTAAACTGGAAGGTCCGGGAAAGATGCGGGCAATCATTAACTATACGATGGACGTCATTGCGGAGCACGGCACGCCGACAGGTGTATGCATCGAAGGGTTTGCATTCGGTGCCAAGGGAAAGGCCGTGGATTGGCAGTATGGTATCGGCTGGGGGCTGCGGGTTGCACTGTATGATCACGGGATCGGATACAAACAGGTTGCCCCGAACCAGCTCAAGAAGTATGCGAGCGGCAACCATCAGGAGAAGAAAGAAAACATGATTTTGCCGATCTACCGGCATTGGGGCTTTGAGAGCAGTAGCGACAATGTGCGGGATGCGTACGTGCTTGCGCAGATTGCCCGCGGACTCGGGGAAGAGCTGGAGCTGACACAGTATCAACGTGATGTGTTGGATGCGCTACATGGCATAAAGCCAACTCGGAAGCGTACGAAAAAGTGATAACCGGAAGGCGGGGGTCTACGATGGGCATACCGTATTTGGCAACATCAGCAAATTACCGGCTGGCGAAACGACAACTGGAGGAGCTGCGCGACAGGCTGCCGGCTGATCACGCGGATCATAAGATCATCGAGGGCATGCTGTCCGATTGCAACTATGCGATCGATTGGTTGCTTACTGGCAGGCGGCCCGGGAATAAACGGGGGATTGAGCGGCGAGCGGCTTACCAACGTGAAAAGTTAATGGACCCGATCCGCATGCAAGCCTTCGTCCATCGCAGCACGGCGGGCAGTCCGGCCAATCTTTCGGAATGGCAAAGGTTTCAAATCGATGTGGCGCTGTCCAAACTTAGTGAGCGGGAACGGGAATGTTACGTTCTGGCGCATGGGGAATGCTTCACACACGAATATATCGCTGACATGTTGGGTATCTCCAAAGGAGCGGTAGACAGTTTCGTCAGTCGTGCTCAAAAAAAAATATCGGCAGAAGTGCAAGATAGCATCTTTTTCAGCAGATAATGCGAAATCTTGCCATGCAAATGCCAACTATATATGAGAGGGGAACGCAAGTTCCCTTCTTTGCTTGAATAAGGAGGTGGAGCTGATCAGTGGCCAAATCGTTTTACAAGTCGGCAAGCTGGATAAATAAGCGAGAGAAGATATTACGGCGTGACAAATACCTTTGTCGAGAGTGTAAGCGGTACGGCAAATCAACAGCAGCCACAACTATACACCATATCAATCCGTTGGAGCATTACCCGGAGCTTGCATTAGTGAGTACCAACCTTCTGAGTCTGTGCGGATCGTGTCATGACAAGATGCATGATCGGGTTACGAACGAATTGACCGAGCTTGGAAGGTCGTGGGTTGATCGGACAGAACGGAGGAAATGAGATGAAACTATATCGTGCTTACAACGGATACACAGGTTTCAGCGCTGTACATGTCATTGTCGTAGCTGAAAGCGAGACCCAAGCAGCGGAACTGGCAGCCAATAGCTTCAAGGTTGAAGGTGAAAGGAAGTGCGACGAGAGATATTGGCAGAACATAGAAGTCGAGCTTTTATGTGATGACCTTACTTGTCCATTTGTGACAGAGCCGATAGATTAGGGGAATGGAAAAGTTGATTGAAGGGAGACAAGAGGATGGGCGAGCACAAAACAGTCAATGAGGTTGCTGTAAGCGTCCAAGTCGATACAAGCAAATTGGATGAGGCGATCACCAAAACAAGACAGCTTATGCAAATGCTTGAGCGTGCCGATACGCTGGCATATCGGGTTCGAAAGAATATGGATGAGATCAATTCAAAGGATAAATTCAAATGTCCGTTTTGTTCGGAAGTATTAAATATCACCTTTGAGGCTACGGCGCACGACAAAATAAAACAGGAAGGGTATTGTAAACGATGTGACCTAACGGCCGAGATCGTTTACCCCCCCCTCTTTGATCATAGGTAAAACCTATCAACGGGACCGGGCTGGGGCCCCTTTTCCAATAGACCGACTATTCACAGAATTTTCCGGGAGGTGAGAGCATGGCGAAAGCAGGCGAAAAGGCTTTAGCAGAACAGGAAACTATTGTCGAACGAACCAAAAAGGATATGCAAATGTTAGCCGTATACAAACCCGAGTATGACCCGTTGATCAATCTATACGCAGAGTTGGTGGTCCAATACAACACGATCACAGAGAAATTTAGGAAAAGTGGATTCAAGTTTCAAGAAAGCACGGCGGACGGTGGATTTAAAAAGGCTCCCATTGTTGCGACGCTGGAAGCACTGCGAAAGGATATACTGGCGTACTCCGACCGCCTTTGCCTCAACCCGAAATCATTGGAGAGTCTGAAGCCGGCTACTGGGAAGGGTAAAAAGAAATCCACCTTGGCCGACACGCTAAAGAGTTTTGGATGAACGAGTTTCCGAATTATGATTTGGTCATGGAGTACGCCAACAGCATCATCGAAAAAAGAAAGATCGCATGCAGGGAGCAAATACAGGTATGCGAACGATTTTTGCGGGACTTGGATAATCCCGCTTATGATTTTCATCCGAAAGATGCAGAGTTTGTCATCGGCATTATCGAGCGAACCTTTGTCCATATGCAAGGTGAGCGGCTGGACGGTACGCCGCTTCGAGGAGAACCGTTCCTGCTTGAGCCATTCCACAAGTTCATCGTTTATAACCTTTTGGGCTTCTTTCAGACTGGCACGCAAATTCGCCGGTTTAAAGAAGCTTTTATATATATTCCCCGCAAGAACATAAAAACAAGTTTTGCCGCGGGGCTTGCGTGGGCGCTTGGGCTGCTCAACCGAAAAAGCGGTAGTAAGGTTTACATCGTGGCCGCAGCCTTGAAGCAATCTTTGGAGAGCTTCAACTTTATTAATTTTAATCTGGAGCAGATGGGGGAAAAGGAAAATTTCCGGGTCATCGATAACAACCAAGAACACAGCATACAGGGCGACCTTGGGGATGGCTCCTTGTTTA